AACCTGCGTGGCACTTGAAGCCTTGACGATGTGCCAAGTGTTATTACCGCCGTGAGTCTCCCGACGGATAAAGTAGGAGTCACTTCCGTCCGTACGTTCCCATACGTCGTGACTATTAAACTGCAAGGAACTCAGTGTGTATAGTCCATTGACTGCAGATGTCCCTGCACCGTAAACATAAAAGCTATCCTCAGCATAAGGGACAGTCTGATTAGCTACGATTGTACGTGGCTCATTAGCTACCATATAGCGAGGCCAGCTCTCAGAGGTCTGATATGCCTCGTGAGCACGTCGATTCACGAACTGAAGGACCTGAGCCTTCTCTGGGTCCGTAAGGCTTCCTGCCCCTATTAGGGCTGTTGTAAGTGCCAGTAAATCGTCGTATGACTTCGTCTGCATTAGATTTGATTAGGTGATAGTTCCGGGAACCGCTTGTTGTAATTCTGTAGGAACTCCTTCGAGTGAACCTCGTCGTGTCCGTATTTAGATGTCAGGCGGAAGAACTCACGCGCTGGCATTGTTGCAATAGGCTTGCCCAAGGTCGGGTGCGTCTTGCCTTTTAATTCCGATGCCTCCTTGACTGCTTGTTGGTAGCGGTCCTTCTCGGTCGCCGCCTCCAGCTTGAAGCCATTCTTGATCTCGTTCATAAACGCACGATCAATCTCGCCATCGGTGTACTTCTTGATGTTGGGAATAACAATATCCATAAAAGAAAAGGGCGGGGGCATTCGCCCCCAACCCTTGATCAATTAGATTTAAGCGATTGCTGTAATCTTACCGTGAGCGGCTGGCTGGTAGACACCCAATGTAAGGGCGCAATCAACGTAACCGCGCTCACCACCACCTTGGTTAGGTAGACGAGTAGAACCCATAGGGATCAGTTCGTGTACACCGTAGTACTCAGGGTTGATGAGGTAGCCTGTGTCCTTGTTAGTTGTGTCAGGAGCACAGTCAGGGTTCATATTTACAACAGATACGATACCGTGATCGCTTTGGTAGAGGTCAACCGATACCTTGATGGTAGAGCTGCCGCCTTCGTAGTTCACGTTGCGGAGGTCGTTCTTACCAGTTTCAAGGACACGAGCGAAGTCACTTACTTCACGGCGAAGAGCAGTGTCAGCAACCAACATAAGGTTGTTGCTTGAACCGTTCTCACGGAAGATCGAAGTGATCAAGTCGTTAAGAGTATCCTCGGAGAAGTCACCGGAAGTGTGCTCGCTGGATGCAGGAGTCTTGTAACCAGCAGGTACAAGAGCGTCAGCAGCAGCACTGTCGATGAAAGTACCAAGACCAGCCATACGATATGGAGTGTCAGTACCGTTCTCAGCTGTACGTGCTTGAGCACCGCAAAGAGTTGCCTCGATGTCGCGCTTCAACTCACGGATAGCTTTAGCTTCAGCTTGTGCAATCTTAGCAGGACCTACGCTGTCAACAGCTTCTTGCAGGTCAGAAACCTGGAAGTCACGGCGGAACTTTTGAACGTAGTTACCAAGACGAGCACGTCCAGAGAACTTGTCAGTGAATGAAGTAACGTCAGCACCTTCGCGGATACCAGCGGTGTCAGGAGCCGAAAGGCCATCAACAGTCCACTCTACGAAAGTAGCATTTGCTTTTGACTTGTTCGCAGAAGAGAGAATTGGTGTCTCTTCGGGAGCAAGGATAGTGAGTACGTCGGTGAGGTCCTCGCGGTTGGATACACCAGAGCCAGGATTAGTTGTGTCGTATGTATTTGAGAATGACATAATATTTTGTAATTAGTTGTTAATAAGTTTCGGAACTATCGTCCCATTTTGAATTTTCGGAGTTCGGCAAAATCGCGAGCACTACCCGACTCTCTGAACCTAGCTTCCAATTCCTTGATAGCTTTGGCTGTTCTTGTCGAAGTTTTCTCTGGTTTAGCCGAGGATGGTGTCCCTGTCTTTGACGGGTTAAGTACAGGTGATGTCTTCTTGCTCTCTACTGGCTTGCGCCCATAGATGCTGTTTGTAGCGTGAGCGAACCAATAATCCAATTGCGCTGCTACTTCGGGGGCTTCACGTTTGATAACTGTCTTTAGCTTCTTGAAACGCTCGTCGCCTACCGTAGCCTCGAATTGTTTGCGTAAGTCATTGTCCTCACCCTCTAGCCAACTTAGTTCTTTTCGAGCACGATCAGAGAAGGAATCAGCAAGCTGCTCTCCTTGAATCTGTGCTTGAACCTTGTTGAGCTGATCAGGGAGGAAAGTTTTCTGTGCTTTACGAGCCTTTAACAAAGCCTGCCGCACGTCCTTCTTAGTCCACTCCTTACCTTCAATCTCGGTTACTACATCATCTGCTGCGTAGCCATCACTCTCAAACAGAATATCCTCCGCCCACTCGACTACTTGCTCGACTTCCTGTGCCTTATCCTGCAACTTATCGACAGAGTCAAGGTTGCTGTAAGGGTTGTTGTCGACCTTCTTGGTCTCTAGTGGGTTGGGTTTTTCTTGTAGCTTGGCTTCCATCTGAGCAAGTCGTTCTTCGGCGGCTTTACGTTTTGCAGTCAATTCTCCGAATCGAGCTACAGCACGGCTACCTAACTTGTCAGCTAGTTCACGCAAATCATCCTCGGACATTTCGTCCAGGTCCAACTGTGAAAGAACATCTTCGGATCCTTCAGTTTCCTCGGTTGCTTCCTCTTCGGTTTCCTCTGACTCAACTGATTCCTCAATCTCCTCTTCGGCTACCTCTTCGGTTACTTCCTCGGTTACTTCTGCTTCGGGTTCTGAATCACTCATCTCAGGGATATTTAGTCCTTGAGTTAGTCCTCCAAGCCTCCGGGCTGCAAGATCCGCGACGGATATATTAGTATTGTCCACTGAACTTTGGTCTGCCTCAGCGTTAGCAGTTGCGATTTTGTCTGTCATATAGTTATCCACTCATTAACGCCGAGCGATGGCGATAAGCGGATTATAACACACTAGTTTACAACTGATCTGAGTGACGCTTCTTGAGGGCTTCCCAGTTCACAAACTGGAGGATTTGGTCATACGTAATGATACGACCGGATACCTGCTGGATAGTGTCACTGGATGCTTCGTGCATTTCACTAATAGTCTCCTCACGTAGGTCGTGAATAGTCTTAATGAACCGAGCAAAGGTTTCGTGATTGTGCAGGGCTTGTAGATCTTCTTGGATATTCATACTATTTAGATTTAGACAAATACTCCCTTAGTGCTTTCTTTTGCTCTGGAGTAGCTTGTGCACTTGAGTCCCCGCTGTATACACGAGCAAGGATGGTTTGTTTAATCGCTTGCTGATTATTGGCGTATTCAGTTCCATCAAAGAATTTAGCCTGATGGGGTGTAATTTTAATATCTGGAACAAACTTGTCTTGCCTCATCTTCAACCTGAGTGCTTCATTCTCTGCGACTGCACCCAATTGTTTTTTAGATAATTTACTATACGGATTTAGGATAATTGTATTGTCTTCAGCGGCCATACCCGCCACTTCTGGTCTGTCAGAAAAAAACTTGTCCTCACCGGGATAGAGTTTTTGACGAATTGAGAATCCAAATAATTTGTCGGAAGCTCTTTTGTTTGCGTATTCCCCTGCATTCATATTATCGAGACATCTTCATTAGTTCACTAGAAACCTTTTCCATACGCGGACCAATGCCGCGTCGATTAAGTTTAACTCGGTTTATGTACTCCTTGTTGCGAAGAAACTCCTTGGATGCTTCACCAAACTTTCCTTCATTTATCAGTTCAACGGTTTTTGGACTGCCGCCAACTGATCCCCGATAAAACTCTCCAAAGATGGCTGTTTGGGCGGATGCTGGGAATGAATCAAACTTAGGTATTAACTTTTTGATTTCTGGGATACGCCTGTTGATGTCTTTCTGTAGAAGCAATCCCGCGTCCTTCCGAGAGATCCTTTGTCCTTTTTTGACATCGGGTCCATAGTGACCGTGACCTATGGTGTAATGATCTTCGCCCGCTCCCTTTCGAGCCACCTCATCGAATCCTTCGTACTTCAATAGATAGTCGCCGAACGCCTTGGCTCTATTGTTTTGAGATTGGATTGCTGCTGCCCGTCGATTAGCTTGCTCTTGTACTGATATATTATTTGTCATTATAGGTTCTGTGTATCAATATCTCCCATTTGTGCAGGTGCTGTACCTACGCGACCAATCTGAGCATTCTGTGCTTGCTGCATTTGGAATGTGTACTGACCTGCGTACTTCTGCAATCGAGCTGCAAAGGCTTCGTCCGTCTGAGCACGTTGTGCAACATCGGGCTGCTGAGTGTACTGCTGGATAACCTGCAGTGCAATCTGAGCACCTGCCGGACGTGCTGGCATTTCGATGCCTGCGAAGATCTTGGATAGGTCATCCGTGACCTGCTTAACTACTTCCTGCTGTGCTGTCTCAACTGGCTGAAGAACTGCGTCCGCCATAACTGGATCAATGCTTGTGGCAATAACATCCAGAAGGGCATCTACGTTAAGGCGGTTGTTTGAGTTCAGCTGGTTCAGTGCTACGAACTGCTGTGTCTTTGCTTCCACTGTCTGTGGGTCAGTGTTTTGAACATCGAAGTTAATAAGGATATCAAAGTTCTCGTCAGCGTTGCCCTTATCAAATGTCTGAGGATCGGGAACACCAGTTACACGGAAGAAGATCTCGTCCGGTCCAAAGCGTTGGAAACACTTAAATGCCATACGCAGAACCTCTGCGGTGTGGCTAAGGAACTTATCAACTAAGAACTGCTTGCGAATCTGACTGATACTACCCTCTTCATCCAGTCCAACTAAGCGATCAGCTAGATCCAGCAGTGTGGACTCCATTTCAATTGAGCCAGTAGGCGGTGGGGGCGTAGGAGCAAAGTCCAAGTCACCCTTTCGGCGATAAGGAATCATACGTCCTGGACCCCAATCAGTAGGTGCTTGACCAACTGGATCGTGACTGGGAAAC